TATGGTTCAAGATTTTCTAAAAGTTTTTCAAAAGGACTTGCACATGGATTAAATGTAGATGTTGTTGTGGAAGTTGTTGTATTGCAATTTTCTATAATTTCAAGAATTTCACAATACTTCTCATCTAACTTCTGAAGAACCACTGTTAAGCTATCTCCATATTCTACACCTGTGCATGTAAGATTTTCTCCTGTATAGACAACAACATCTGTGTTACTACAGCTTTTTAGTACATTTCTATTGCAGGAATTGTTAGGATAACAAGACATTTATATTAAGTTTATATATTATGGAATATACATTATGTAGTAACATCCAATACCAGGTTGAACGTTGGAGTGTGCTTCATTGTTTCCTTTTTGATTAAGAGTAGTTTCAACTGTTAATGTTACACCACTTGTATTAGCAGATTCTTGGTCTACGTAATCAGGAACACCAGAATTATCAGCATTATCCTTAAGCTTTGGTTTAGAATAACTGTGATTGTGAGGATTAGGACTAACAACAGAAATAGCTTCATGTGTATGTCTAGGCATTTGTGATTCGGACAATGTAATACCATTAGCTCCTGCATTTGTTCTTAATTGATAATCAGGATTTAATCCACCAGGACTCACTATAGGACTAAGAGTTGCTCCTCCCATTCCAGTTGTAACACCTACAGGAACTCTACCTCTAAAATCTGGTGTTTGATAACCACCAACACTCTGTCCATTACAATAGTAGACTTTCTCCCATTCATCTTGACCAGCACCAGTTCCATTGAACTTTGCTTGAATGGCTGGGGTGGGGAAAAATGGAACTGCTACAAATGGAATCATTTTTGTGTAATACTTTGAAGCACCAGGAAGACCTGCTAGATAACTTTGGATAATCTCATCAATTGTATCACTTCTAACATACGTTCCAGGAGCCTCTATTGCAATAAAGTTACAAAGTCTATCAATGACAGCTTGTAATATAGCATGTGTTCCAGAGGTAGAAGTTAAGTCTGGTGTAATAATAGTTAAACAATCATCATTTATATTATAAGCAGCTTCTAAAGAAGCTATAAAATCGTTTATTTCTTCAACGTTTGGAGCTATTCCATCAACAAGTGTTTTTAATTCACAAACTGCTTGTATAAGAGCTTTCAAGAAATCCACCACTGTCAAATCTCCACATGTAGGAAGATTCTTACTAACTATTTGACAAATAATAGCTTCATCAATATTTGGCTTTATTCCTGTCCCATCTAATGTAGAGGTGAGGAATGTAATAATAGCTTGTTCTACGTAAGAAAGACTATCTCCTTTCTTTATACCAAGAACAGGAATGTCTATTCCTGTATATTTAACACACTGATCAGAAATTATCTGAGGACACCCATTGTAGCAATTTGAGCAACTCATTTTATGTTTTTATTTATGTATTAATAATTTGATTCTACTGATGATTTGTTCATCTGAAAAGTTTCTCCCACCATAATCTATATTACATATTCTGTACTGTAATATTCTTTTATAGTTTAAAAGATCATTTATAACCTCTCCATTTATGTTTCTGTTTAAAGAATAAATGGTGTTGTTATAAAGATCCTTTGCCATCTGTGCTATTTTGCAATCTATTTCTGAGATTACAACACAAATGTCAGAACAGTTTACACAGTTGATAAGCCTTGGTGATAGCATTTCTAAATCGTTTTGTTCCTTTTTGAGCAGCAGCATGACAAGCTGCACACAGCCCATTAATCAATTGGCATCCACAGCCAAGATTAGCCTTACAGTTTCTACATTGTGCCATATTAGTAAAAGTTGGTTACATAGTTTGTGCCAGAACACTGGCATCCATTTCTAATAAAGTTGTCTAGCATCTTATTAGCCTGGTTGTACAACTTATTAGATTCATCTACAGCACAATTGTTTGCAGCAGCTATTGCTCCTTGTATAAAGAAATAGATGCTGTTTAATTGCACTTTCTGTTGTGTCTTAATAGCCCTATCACATTCCATCATATCAAGCTTCATAAATGCACTATCAAACTTCTCTTGAAGAGCATCTACACGCATGATTGTTTTCTCAACAAAGTTCTTGTATGCAGGTGTAATAGTATATTTTATATAATAAACCCCATCAGGAAGAGGAAGTTCTGTATCACCCACTTGTGTAATTCCTAAAGATGTAGAATTAAACAAATTGAAACTGTTTGGGTTAAACGGTAACACCACCTTTCCAAAGGAAGGAACATTAAATTCAATTGAAGGAGCAGAAATAGATGAAGGAGAGGGATATGTAGAAGTGTCAGCAATTCCTAAAGTTTTAGAACTGTAGGTGGGAATCACTGCTATATCTAATTTTAAATCTGCCATGTTGTTTAAAAAAATTGTGCCAGAGGATTTTGAGATTTAATCCTCTCACCCTCTGGCACAGGTTTATATGATGTATCTTAACGTTTTCTTTTTACCACTTAGTCTATAGTGGTAGTGGAAGTTGTAGTGATACATGTGTTGTCAAATTCAATCTCTCCAAGAGCATCTTCTAATGCATTGTAAAGATTTGTTGAAGCAGTTCCTTGAGGAGCAGCAATGATTACCATTGAGTCTTGCTCGATATAGTCACCCCATTGGTAAGCAGATCTATCGTAAGCATTGAACTTAATGTAATATGTGTCATACACTGTACCAGCACTCACCCAGCTTTCAAAGTTTGCATTATAGCCAACCATTCTGTAGAGATGCTTCAAATATCCAGCTTGATAAGAATAGTAGTTCTTTTCAAGTTGTGTAATTTCTTCAGAAGTACCTGTAGGATAGTTTGAAGTTTGAATAACAGTTGCTTCAGCTACAATGTTACAATTGTCAGCAACAATAAAGTCAGCAGTGGTTGCAGGACCAGAATAAACAAAAGTACGGAAGTACATTCTGTCATATTCAAAAGGAAATGCTGCAACATCACAAGGTTGACCGTATTTAGTAAGAGCCTTACCTGTAATACGAAGGATTGTACCACCAACATTTTCAAAAGTGTAGAAAGTGTTGAAGCTAATGTTGTCAGGGTTGATACCAGGACCTTGTTGCTCCAGCTTAGTGATGAATTGATCAATCAAAGCATCAACATCAACAGTGTCACAAGGATCACCACCACAATCGCAACAAGGAGCTTGAACAGTTACACTACGAGTGAAACCATTGAAATACAGAGTGTCAATGTAAGAAGAATGTGCACGAAGAGTCAAAGTGACAACATCACCACATTTTACATTGAAATCAGTTACATCAGTGATTTGAGTTGTAGCAGTTCCACATCCTTGTACTTTGTACCACTCAGTAACGTTAGACTTACAAGCACCGCCTTGAGCACATCCAGCAATTTTGTCTGAACGCTTAGAGCCTTGCAAATAAGTGTTTGTTCTACCTTGAGCAATGTAGAAATAAGGGAAATTACCAGGAGTGAGCGTAGCTGCGTAATTGTTGGAGAAAATACCAACTTGGCCAGCTGTAAGGTCTTGCGTAGAACCAGAGCTAGGAAACGATGTTTGACCTACTGGAACTACGAAGAGGGTAGTTAATGAAAAATCAGCCATTTTGTTTTATTTTAAATTGTGAAAAAACTTACTCGTTTGTTTGAATTCTTATTTGTGAACTTTGTACAGCAGATTGATTTTCTGTATACATAGCTAGGTTTTGAACTGTTAAATCTAGGAGTTCATCTTCTAGGTATGTTTCTAGTTCGCAATCTTGATCTACAGAAGGAGTACCATCAAACTTGATATATCCTTCTTTATCTATATACACTGGATAGCGCATGTAAGATATGTAGATTTTCTTAGGAGTGAATGTACCATCTGTAAATACACTTATTTCATCAGATGATAGGAAGTTAAATGTTTCCTGATATTCGAAAGAAGGCTTATAATGTGTGTTGTTCAGAATAAACTGTAAATCACCATGTTTTGCCAAATCTCTATTAATCCAAATCTGTCTATCTTTACATCTTCCTTTATCTGCTAATACATAACTATCAATGTAGAACATGTATTTAGGAGATAGGTCATTTAGTTTTGCGAACCACTGATTAAGTTCTTTGTTCTTAACTTTCAGATTAAGAGGTTGGTTATTGTACGTTATCACCAAACTCTGAAGATCTTCATATCTCTTTTTAAAGGCATCCAGTCCTAAACCACTAACTGTGGCAAAACCATCAACCTTTTGTTTGATAAGCTTTATCTGAGCTTCGTTAAGAGCTAAAATCTTATCTTCTAATTGAATCTGTTGGTGATCGTTAGTAGATAGTTTATTTAGCCTTTGGTCAATCTTATATAATAAACTATCTACAGGTATCATACAGATGCAAGTTTCTTAGTTTTTAATTTTTGTTCAAGAGTGATCAGCTCATCTTGGTTATCATCATCTGCCAAGAACTTCACTAAATCATCTTCATCTTTTGCCACTTCAAATTCTCCTTCATACACCTTACCATTAGGTTTAAGTCTGTATATAGAATGTGTAAGAGCTTGTTTAACTAAATCTTTAATATGGAGCAAGTTGTCCTTCATGTCAGCAAATCTGGTGAAAACTTCCACAGGATTGAGTCCTTGGTATTTTCCGTTTTTAAATTCAGTTTGCTTTAAGACATTATCTACTAAGTTATAAACCACTTCTTCTTTTGTATCATCTGTTACAGGAAGTCCTAACAAACGAGCAACCTTTCTTTTTCTTTCAGGAGTCATTCCATCAAACTTAACAATTGCTTTATTGATAAGTTGTTTCTTTTTGAACACCACTGCATTCTCAATCTCATCATCCACAACATAGAATTGTGTATCAGCAGGATATTCACCACGCTCCCATGCTTGATAAGAACTTGCAATAGTTGGGTGAACACGCAACCAAGAGAAAGCTAATTCTTGAAGAGGAACGCTAAGATCAAAGAAATTATCACCATCAAGAAGTTTAACAGCTTGTACATGTAATGTATCTTCTGTAGAGGTGGAAAGTCCATAGTTCCAGAATTTAGAACGAGGACCAAGATCAAGACCTCCAAGACCATTTTCAAGCTTCTCTCTAAGAGCTGTTACACGTTCAGTTTCTAGCTCTCTTTCTGTAGGATCAGAAATTCTACGGATATAAGATGCATTTGGATCAAGTCCTGTTCTATAAGTTCCATCAAGTTCTTTGTAAGGATATTTAAAAACCCCTGTACCAGGAACCCTTGTTAAACCTTTAGTTGCAAGACCACCTTGCATTGTCTGAAGTTGAGAGTTATTGTACTCTTTCTTAATAGTAGAGATTTTTCCAA